CCTTTGCCTATATAATGACATAGTTCTTTATAAGAAACAAAATGAAATTTGGATTTACTGAAACTGCCGAACTTTGGAACGGAAGACTTGCGATGATAGGCTTCGTAATTGCCGTTGGTACTTATCTTACCACCGGGCAAATTCTTCCGGGAGTATGGTGACTTCTGATATTATCTCAATATTCTGTGGACTATTCATATCAGGAATACTCCTAAATGTATTGAAACTCTCAAATAAAAAATAGCAATATCAATCCTTCTCTCTAAATATGGAGAGAAGGATTTTTTGTATGCCTAGAGGACAACTGACCAAGGATGAGATTAAAGTTCAGGTGGAAAAGTTAAAGACTGAACTTTATAGTGAAAAAACTTGCGAGTCAAAGGATCTTGCTAATAAGTATCTCAATAAGGTTCTTGACAAAATTGCCGAGTATGGAGTATAATAAATATGAGTAGAGGAAAGTAATTAGTATTATAAGTGGCACTTAAGAAACCATCAGACCTGTTCAATAAAAAAGAATCTTCTGTAGTATTTCAATCTTCAGAAATTTCATCAAATATCACTGAAACTTATGATCGTTTTCGTGATAATTTGGACAAAGTTAATACATTATCTGAACAGATAGAACAACTATCTCAACAGTTATCTGAAAAGATGACTAGAACTGACCTTGAGAATGCTATGTATTCTCAATTGATGATTCTTGATGAAAATTTTAAATCTATTCAGAATCAAGTTAAGGGATTAAATAAGGAAGATTTAAGAGAATTTAAAGTAAATATTTCGAATTTAACTCAGATTGTTGAAAATATCTTAGAGAATGATCTTCCCAAGTATAAGAAGCAAGTTACCAAGAGTGAAGTTCGTATTGGTGATAAGTTTGATGAATTGAAAGAAGTTGTAGAAGAAAATATTGTTAGTATTCGCAGTGAAATTGATGTCAAAGTTAATAATATTTCAGAGGCAATTGATAATAATCTAGAATATTTTAATAATCAACTTCAAGAGACTTCTACTGAAGTAAAGAAAACATCAGATACTTATAATAAACTTTCTAAGATTGTTGAGTCTAAAATATCAAAAGAGAATGATAAACTAGATGAATATTCTCAAGTCATTCAATCTCTTCACGAAGCATTTGTAGAACTTGAAAAATCTATTCAAGAACAAACTTCTACACATCATAAAGTTGTTGAAGATGTAATTAGTGAAAAGATTGAAACTATTTCTTCTAATGTAAAGAATAGAATTGATATTATTTCTTCTAATGTAAAGAATAGAATTGATAGTATTGATGAAGATGTAGATACTCTTAAAAATCAAGTATCTTCTGATATTTCAAGTATCAAGGCAGATGTTGTAATCTTTGAGAAGCACAATAAGGATACTGAAAAAACTATTCAAGAGTTTTCTGAACAACTCTATAAGATTTCTGAAATTGATACAAATATTATTAATATCAATGAAGATATTGGTAAATTGCAAAATCAATATGATAGTGTTTCTAATCAATCAATTGAAACTAAAAAAGATTTAGAAGTTGTTGAAAGGTACATTCAAAATCATCACAGGGAACTTGTAGAACTTAAAGAAGAAGTATTTGGTGAGATAGAACAAATACCAGTTGGTAATCTTCAAGAGAACCTTGAAAGACTTGAAAAGAAGATTGATTATATCAAGGAAACATATTCTAAGATTGAACCTGAAGTTATTGTAAAGGAAGTTATTAAAGAGGGACTTCTTAATGAACCACCAGATATAAAGAACTCTGATCCACTTACTCCATTAGATCAGAAGTTTGTAACACTGGACCAACTTCAAAAACATTATAGTTTATTCATTAATCGTATTCAACAACAACTCTCAACTCTTGGGGGTGGTGGAGAAACAAGACTGAAGTATCTTGATGATATTGTAGGTATTGCTACGAATGCAAGTGCTTATGATGGTAAGTATTTGCAGTGGAACTCTGCAACTAATAAAGCAGAGTTTGTGTCTGTAAGTGGTAGTGATTATGTGAATGTTGCTGGTATAGCAACTGTTGCACAAGGTCTTACAGGAACACCTAATATTTCTGTTGGATTTGTAACTGCTTCACAATTGCAAGTTGATGGTGGTGGAAATTTCACTGGTATAGTAACAGCATCATCATTCTCTGGTAACATTATTGTAGGAACAGTTGGAATTAATTCAATATCCTCAACAACTGATATTCAATCTTGGCATTATACCAACAAATCAAAATCAGTATCTGGTGATGATGTTGCTCCTGCTGCAGTTTATGTTGGTGCAGCAGGAACTGCAATGTTTATGGTTGGTGATACTGGCAATAGAATTTTTCAATATACTCTTTCAACACCTTATGATGTAAGCACTGCTGGTGTTGCTATTACATCCTTCTCTACTGCATTGCAAGAAACTGTTCCTACTGGAATTGAATTTAATCCAACAGGAACAAAAATGTTTATTAGTGGGCAAACTGGTGTTGCTCCGTTATCCGGTGATCATGTTCACGAGTATTCATTATCAACTGACTGGACGGTTTCCAGTGCTGGATACACAACGAGTTTTAATGTAACAGCACAAGATTCTACACCAAATGGAGTTACTTTTGGTGACAGTGGTTCCAAGATGTATGTGGTTGGTGCTACAAATGATGCTGTCTATCAATACTCACTTTCCACACCATACAGTCTTGCTTCTGGTGTAACTTATGATAGTATTTCACTGATTTTAGGAACAAATCCACTTGTATTAGAAACATTACCAACTGATATTTCATTCAATTCCACAGGAACTGTATTATGGATTGTTGGAAATACACAGGATAGAATTTATGAATTCCATTTAGGAACTGCTTGGGATATTTCTACTGCTGTATTTTATGATGATGTTTATATTGGATTTAATGAAATCACAGTAACGGGACTTCATGTCATACCAGAGCAAAATGTTGCTTATATTGTTGGTTCTGGTAGTGATACTGTATTCCAATATTCCACAAATACACCAGCAATTAAGATTGCTTCCAGTGGTATTTCAAGTGAGTCTTCAATTGTTCTGAATAATGAAACCAGAGTAAATGATAAGTTATATGTAAAAGGAATTGCTCACTTTGATAGTAATATCCTTACACAAGGAACACTTCAAGTTGATGGTGCTTCAACTTTTACTGGCACATTAACTGCTAGTAGCACATTAACTGCTAATAGCACTATTAGTTTGAGTGGTTCAACAACAGGTGCTATAGTACTTGGTACTACTCAAACAACAGGAACCTTAACTATTGGTGGTGTTACCCAAACTGGTGCAATTACATTAGGACAAGCAACCACAACACAAACAGTAGGTATTGCTACTGGTATCACTGCTTCTGGTAATACTAAGACAATCAACCTTGGTACTGGTGGTGCTTCTGGTTCTAGGACATTAATTACTGTTGGTTCTGCTACTGCTGGTGCGATTAGTACTGTTACTATTCCATCACCAACCAATCTTCTTATTGGTACTGCTACAACTACTGGAACAGCATCACAACCACTTCAAGTATCTGGTGGTGCTTATGTAAGTGGAAATATTGGTATTGGAACCACAAGACCAACATCACCACTTCACGTTGTTGGTACTGCTTTAATTACTGGTATTACAACAGTTGGTTTAGGGTCAACATCAACTCCTCCAAGCAATTCGCAATTAAGCTTTGAACTTACTAGTGATACAAATTTAAGAATTAAAGTTAGGGGAACTGATGGAGTTTTAAGAAGTGCTAACATAACTCTGGCATAAACCCCTTGACACCATCGGCATCCAGTGCTATGATAAATAAGTCAGGAAACAAAGACAAATCTTTACGTTCCGTAACCTTCTGTAACCGAGATCATCAGAAGTAAAGCATCTCTCATACCTGCACTGGAGGGTGGTGCAGGAATACTGTACTTGTTCAATTCCCCTTGAACTCATACTTTACCCTTTTAATTAAATGACTGCTACAATTGCTACACGTTCTAATACTATTAACCCCTGGCAGAACTTCTGCGAGTGGGTTACTTCAACTGATAATAGGTTGTACGTCGGGTGGTTCGGAGTTCTTATGATTCCTTGCCTACTTGTTGCTACTTCAGTTTTTATTATTGCTTTTATTGCAAATCCGCCAGTAGATATTGACGGTATTAGGGAACCAGTAGCAGGTTCTCTAATGTATGGAAACAACATCATCTCTGGTGCAGTTGTTCCTTCTTCTAATGCTATTGGATTGCATCTTTATAATCTTTGGGATGCTGCTTCTATTGATGAAGCACTTTATAATGGTTGGGCATATCAAGCAGTGGTATTCCACTTTTTGATTGGTGTTTGGTGCTATCTTGGTCGTGAGTGGGAACTCTCATTCAGACTTGGAATGCGTCCTTGGATTGCAGTTGCTTATAGTGCTCCTGCTATTGCTGCGACTGCTGTATTCTTGATTTATCCCTTTGGTCAAGGAAGTTTTAGTGACGGAATGCCTCTTGGTATTTCTGGAACCTTTAATTATATGCTTGTATTTTCTGCAGAACACAATATTCTTATGAATCCGTTTCATATGTTGGGTGTTGTGGGCGTTTTCGGTGGTGCTTTTGCTGGAGCAATGCACGGTTCACTAGTGACTTCTTCACTGGTTCGTGAAACTACTGAAACCGAGTCACAGAACTATGGATACAAGTTCGGTCAAGAGGAGGAAACTTATAACATAACCGCAGCACACGGATACTTCGGTCGTCTTATCTTTCAATATGCGTCTTTTAATAACTCCCGCAGTTTACACTTCTTTCTTGCTGCTCTTCCTGTAGTCGGCATTTGGTGTGCTGCTATGGGAATTGCCGTCTCATCTTTCAATCTTAATGGTCTGAATTTCAATCAATCAATTCTTGACCATCAAGGTAGAGTGATTAAAACCTGGGCGGACTTATTAAATGGTGCCAACCTAGGAATTGAGGTTCAACATGAGAGAAATGCCCATAATTTTCCATTAGATTTGGCATCTTCTTCTACTGTCGAAGTTGCTTTAGTTGCACCACAAATTGGTTGATTTTATACTCAATTTGTGATATAATATCAAGACCCTTCGGGGTCTTTTTTATTATAAATAGTTGAGTGGTTGTATAAGTAAAATGAAACATAATCACCATATTATTCCAAGACATCTTGGAGGAACTGATGATAAAACCAATATTATAGAAGGTATAAGTGTAACCAGACACGCAATGTTTCATTATGCAAATTGGTTACTTCATAAAAGTGACGGTGATTACATTGCTTACAGAGCACTTGCTGGAACTATTGGTAAAGAAGAACTTGTAAAGGAATTAATGTTATTTGGTTCAAAAAGAGGTGGAAAATCTGCTAAAGAAAGTGGGCAATTAAAAGAAGCAGCACTTAAACAACCAAAGGATGTGCGGGTTAAAATTGGAAATAAATTAAGTCAATGGAATAAAATTAATAAGAATAAAAATAAAAGAAACAGCAGAGAAGAAACTTTTGAATTAAGGAATATTAAAAAAATATTTCATATATATGAAAAAATAACTGAAAGAACCATAGGAAATCTTATTGGTAGTATTGAGATGGAATCTGGATTAGATTTTTCAGATATTGTAAAAATAATCAAAGAAAAATATAATAGAGATGCAAGTTGTTCTCATTTGGTAAGTTTATGTTTAGGTAAAAGAATGTTGCATAATGGTATAACCTGTTCTTTTTTGATATAAAAAATGCTAACAATCCTCGCAGCCTTCATAGCATTCGGAGTGTTCCTCTTTCTGATGTCTCTGTTATAATATATAAGATAAACCACAACTCTTTATGAATTACGATACAGTCTTCATATCCGATGTGCATTTAGGAACTCCAAGATGTAATACTCAAAAGTTTCTAAAATTTCTAAAAGAACTTAAGACTAAGAAATTAGTTTTAGTTGGTGATGTTATTGATATTCATTGTATGGAAAGATATAATACTCGTTGGACCAAAGAACATACCGAATGCGTTCATCAAATACTCAATCTCGCAAAGAAAGGAACCGAGATTGTTTATATTCTTGGAAATCACGAAGGTATGCTACGAAGGTATTGTGACTTTGAGCACAAGAACTTTAAGATGGTAGAAGAGTATATTCATAAGGATTCAAAGGGAAATAAGTTTCTTTGTATTCACGGAGATAAGTATTCGGAGTATTCTTCTGGGTCTTGGAAGCAACTGATGTTCAATAAAGGTTATGAATTGATTACCCCATTAAGTTTATTTCTGGAAAGATTCTTTAGATTTTCTTTAGTATATTTCCTCAAGAATACTGTAAGAGGAAAGAATTATATTAATCAATATGAGACTGATATTGCATCCTATTGTATACAAAGAGATGCGAAGTATTCTGGTGTGATTTGTGGGCATATACATTCTGGAAATATTCGTAACTTTGGTAAGGTGATGTATATGTGTTGTGGTGATTGGTGTGATAGTACCTCTGCGATTACTGAAAAGAACGGGATATATTGTTTGGAAAAGTATTGATGATATCCTTGATACTTGAACCACACCCTTTACATTCCGATGAAGAGGTAGTATAATAATCAAAAGACTTCAAAAAATGAAAAAGTATAATACCGAAGATTACTTTTCTGTCATTGAGACTATGACTGGTAGAAAAATTCTAGATTGTGGTGAGGAATCAGATGCAATAACAATGGTTGCCTTTGACCCTGCTAATCGATCAATCTTAAGAAATAAGTTTCTGATGGGTCAGGTGATTGATATTGAAATGCCCAAAGCACTTCCTACGAATGAAATTGCTATCAATACTAAACCTTATCAAGACCATCAAGATGAGTGGATGGTTGAGAAAATCAATCAACTACCTCAAATCAAACTTCCCGAAGGTCAACAAAAACCTGTAGTGGTATGATGCAAAATATCAATTGGTTTAATGTTTTCTTTGATTTGTATATCATTTATTGGGGGTTTAACTATGGGAAAAATAAGGAAGAATGAATCATAAGACAACATTATCAGAACAGTTTAGTTATATTTGGATTTGTCTAAAAGAAACCATCTCAATAACTCTAAATAATCATAAGTCGCAGTAACTTATGGGACCTCTCCATTCGCCTAAAGAGTATCTGTTTAATCTTTGTGTAACGAGTTCTGGAGATGCTAAACGAATATGGAGAAAAGATATTAAAGAGAGTTGGAATCATAAATGTGCCTATTGTGAGTCCGAAGATAATCTTACAATAGACCACATAGTTCCTCAATCAAAAGGTGGATTAGATACTACTACGAATGTAGTATGCTCTTGTCATTCTTGTAATCAATCCAAAGGGCACGAGCACTGGAAACTATGGTATGTGCAGCAAGATTTTTATAGTGAAGAACGATTTGATAAAATAGAAAATTGGATGAAACCCCCATTACCAACTAATCTTTATTCTTATCGCCCAAGAAAAAATAATGCATCTTGATGTTTTATAAATAAATGAAATGGCAGTAAATACTGTCTTTAGGTAAATACCGAATGCAATAAATGGCAACTCCGATCAGGATTAAAAGATCTGCTGTTCCTGGAAAAAGACCTACCGCAAATCAACTCTTAAGTGCTGAATTAGCATATAATACCTATGATGGCGAACTGACTGCCAAGAGAGAGCGTCCTGGAATCGGAACCGATGTAATTCGTATTGGTGCCGGTACAACAGTTACAAATATTTTATATGTCACAAAAGACGGAAACGACCCCAACACAGGAAGAAAACTTGGAGACGCAAAAGCAACAAT